ACAAGCAGACCGAATAGCGGAGTTGGAAAAACTGCTAGAACATTCAGTTGGTTCTGATTGCCGAGAGATGCGCTACATTCAAGAGATTGAAAACAAGGATGCAAGAATAGCGGAGTTGGAAAAGAAAGGTGAGCCTGTAGCTTGGATGGAATATATACAGGATGAAGAATGGGAAGTTTGGTATACAGAGCCCACCGATTTACCAGAAGGGCATTCTTACAAACCACTTTACTTAGCACCACAAACAAAGCCATTAAGTGATGAGGAAATAATAAAAATATTTAATCAAATTTGGAATGATGGTGGCAATACTAATGGAGTTATGCACAGGTTTGCTAGAGCAATAGAAGAAAGGCATGGTATTAAATGAGCAAAGAAATCAAAGAACTAACGGTAACATATATCGTAAAACTTGCTACTTATACCCCCGATGCTTTTGTAGTGTCAAGAGAAGAGCTATACGCACTTTTTGATGAGGTGTTTTACAACAGTGCGGAAAACGTAACGGGCGTATCTTTTTTAGTTAATACGACCGAACTAAGAATAGAAGGTCAAGAAAAAATACCCGCATGAACATCCTAACCATCGACTTTGAAACATATTACGCAGTGGACTTCTCGTTGACTAAGTTGACGACGGAAGAGTATATCCGTGATGATCGGTTCGAGGTCATCGGTGTAGCCGTTCAAGTTGATATGGAAGACCCCAAGTGGTTTAGTGGAACGCATCAAGAAATCAAAGAATGGCTAAATCAGTTTGACTGGGACAACAGCTTCGCCCTAGCCCACAATGCCATGTTTGATTCAGCGATTCTCAGTTGGACATTTGGTATAAAACCGAAGGCGTGGTTTGATACTTTATCTATGGCACGAGCATCAGATGGTATTGAAGCAGGCAATAGTCTTGCAAAGTTAGCAGAACGCTATGGTGCAGGCAAAAAAGGCACAGAAGTATTGGATGCCAAAGGTAAGCACCGTGTGGACTTCATGCCGATTGATCTGCTCAAGTATGGCGAGTATTGCAAGAACGACGTAGCACTTACGCACTTTTTATTTCAACTAATGCTACCTCGGTTTCAGATGCACGAGTTAAAGCTGATTGACCTGACGCTCAAGATGTTCTACGACCCCGTATTGTTTTTAGATACTCCGCTACTTGAACAACATCTGATGCAAGTCAAAGCCCGCAAGGACAAACTACTTGCTGCTTGTGTAGCAGACAAAGACACGCTCATGAGCAACCCCAAGTTAGCCGACTTACTAATAAGTCTTGGGGTCGAGCCACCCATGAAAATAAGCACGACGACAGGGAAGGAGACTTATGCTTTTGCCAAGAATGACGAAGGGTTTAAAGAACTTGCAGAACACCCTGATGAACGAGTTCAGGCGATTGTTGCTGCTCGCTTGGGCACGAAGTCTACCCTTGAAGAAACCCGAACAGAGCGTTTTATTGCAATCTCTAAAAGAGGGAGAATGCCAGTTCCGCTTAGATATTATGCCGCCCATACAGGGCGTTGGGGTGGTGACGATAAGCTTAACCTTCAAAACCTTCCAAGAAAGTCGCTACTCAAAGAAGCCATAGTTGCACCCGAAGGGTATGTGTTAATTGATGCCGACTCATCACAAATTGAGGCACGCACAGTCGCATGGCTATCAGGACAAAACGATTTGGTTCAAGCGTTTGAGGACAAACAAGATGTATACAAAATCATGGCTTCTTCTATCTACGGAAAGACGCAGAGCGAAATCACAGATGGCGAGCGGTTCGTGGGTAAGACGACAATCCTCGGTGCGGGGTATGGCATGGGTTCTACCAAGTTTGGGATACAACTCAAAACTTTTGGGGTGGAAATTGATGATGCGGAAGCGGCTCGCATTATACAAGTCTATCGTGATACATACCCCTACATCCCTAGACTTTGGAAGGAAGCTAACAGTTCCCTTGATGCGCTCAGAACTAAAAAAACTGCGCAAGTTGGGTGCCAACCGCAAGCACTTGCCCTTACGGAAGATGGATTTTTACTCCCAAGCGGGTTGTATTTAAACTACCCTGACTTGCAGAAAGACGAAGACGATCAGTATTCATATGCAAGCCGACGTGGTCGGATAAAAATATATGGCGGTAAGATTATTGAGAATGTGTGTCAAGCACTGGCTCGTTGTATTATTGGCGAACAAATGCTACGCATCTCAAAGCGTTATCGTGTAGCATTAACGGTGCATGATGCTGTAATGGCTGTCGTGCCTGATGGACAAGAAAAAGAAGCGTTGTTGTATATCAATGAGTGTATGCGTTGGCGACCCTCTTGGGCTACCACTTTGCCTCTTGCTTGCGAATTAGGTATGGGCAAAAGCTACGGCGATTGCAGTAAAAAACAAAGTATCGAGAAGTGGAACATCTAATGGAGAACAAAGTGGATTACAGTGGTTTTTATTTACACGCTATGCAACAAATAAAGATGGCACACGATGCTCTTGTGGCTCGTGATTTTAAGAGTGCTTACGACCACTGCATGAATGCCCAAGCCGAAATCAAGTTAATGAGTGGCGCAGTAAGAACATGGATACCAGTGGAGGAAGAATGAACCATAAACCATATTTAAAAACTACGGAAGTTAATCAGAAGCTAGGTTTTATGTTGACTAGCAAATTCATCATAGAAGAACTAGGCATAAAACCAGTGTGCGAAACCAAGATGAGTTATTCATGGGACGACATCGACGAGATCCGTATCAAGCTAGCCAAGTATTTAATTGATTCTGTAAACAAAGAAGAATTTTCTATGCAGGACTTAGAAAAGGGACGTTACAGATTAGCATGAGCAAATTTACTTGGTCATACTCCTCGCTTGGCTTGTTCCAGCAGTGCCCTCGCAAATACTATCGGTTGCGGGTAGCCAAGGACATTGTTGAGCCTGAGACCGAGCATCTGCTATACGGCAAGATGGTGCACGAAGCGGCTGAAAAATACATTCGAGATGGCGAACCGGTACCTGAGAAGTTCTCATCTATTACGCCAGTATTGGATGTGCTTAAAGACATCCCCGGCCAAAAGCATTGTGAACACAAAATGGGTTTGACTGAGGATTTGGAAGCCTGTGGGTTCTTTGACAAAAACGTATGGTTCAGAGGTGTAGCCGACTTGATTATTGTTAACGATAACTTAGCTCACATCGTCGACTACAAAACAGGCAAGAGCAGTGAGTATGCCGACACTAAACAGCTTGAACTCATGGCGCTGTGCGTATTCAAGCACTTCCCAACAGTCGAGCGGGTCAAAGCGGGGCTTGCGTTTTTAGTCTGCGAAGACTTCGTCAAAGCCCACTACATCAAACACGATGCGCCTGAGAAGTGGCTTAAATGGATTGAAGAAATAGATAAGCTATCTGCAGCACATGAGAATGATGTGTGGAACGCAAAGCCAAACTTCACATGCAAGAAGTTTTGCCCAGTAAAGGACTGTGAACATAACGGGAGAGGTTATTACAAATGAATGAAGAAGATTTAAGAGATTGCTTTGCGATGTTTGCTTTATGTGGGATTTTGTCTTGTGATTATTCTGTTGATGAAGAACCAGCAAAGTTAGCATATAAGTATGCAGATGAAATGATGGAAGCACGCAGGGCACCAAGAGAACCCGAAGTTGGGATTGTTGCAGTCAAATCAAGGAGAAGAAAATGAGATACGTAGTCGGTATGTTACTTGGTATGGTAGTAGTCGTTAGCATGGTTGTATCAAAAGACATCTGCGCTCAAGTTGGTCCGTGTGAGATCGTAACCATTGTCAAAGATGGCAAGATAACTAACTGCACGATATGCGGAAGCATCGTAAATTGCATGTAATCGAGGTGCTTGACGAAGCGTTAAAGCGACTGCCAAAGCCCCAATATTACATACCCAAGTTTGAGGATCACTATTTTGAACATGTATCTAGTCTACGACGAGAACCAAGAGTTGATGCGAAAGGTCTCAAGGCGAGAAGAAGCAAAGCAAATCGTCGATGGGAGAACTGGGTGGACGTACAAACTATTACGCTGCGAGAAGAAACCGATTGATTTGTCTATGTTAGAGGAGGCACCATTTTGATTACGACCATAGTTAATTTACTGATTCTGTTTGTGGCTACGTTTGCCATACTGATCTTCATGCTTGTGTTTGGGTTCTTTGTGTTCATTATGATTGCCTGTACGTATATTGGTTGGCAAGAGATCAAAGCGATGCCAGTGTCAGAGATGTGGGAGAAGTTACGGAAATGAGAAAAGACGGACAACCCCATGTATTTAAAAGAGTAAAGCTAAAAGATTTATACAGCCAAATTAAAAATGGACAAATGACAGAGAGAGCATTTAAAGAATGGCTAATGTTTTATAGATATAAGCATTGGAGTAACGGTATGGATGACATGATGAATGAAATAAAAAGGAGTAATAAATGTTAGAAAATGTATCAGCAGTGGAAGCAAAGAAACCAGCAACCTTATTTGTAGCTACACCAATGTATGGTGGTATGTGCGTGGGCGGTTACACCATGGGAATCCTAAACTGCACTCAAGAGTTTATGAAGCATGGCATCAAGATGTACTACTCGTATATGATGAACGAATCGCTGATTACCCGTGCTCGTAATGGCTTGGCATATGACTTTTTGTCTACACCCGATGCAACACATCTGATGTTTATTGATGCCGACATTACGTTCAACCCCGCCGACATTGTGCGTATGATTGATGCAGACAAAGACATTATCTGCGGTTTGTATCCCAAGAAAGAAATCAACTGGCAGTTAGTCTCTGATGCGGTCAAGCGTGGGGTCGACTTCAAAGACTTGCCCAATTACACAGGGTCTTTTGTGGTTAACTTAGTAGGCGGCGCAACCGAAACCACAGGCAGTATTAACGAGCCGATGGAGATTGACAATGGCGGTACAGGCTTTATGTTAATTAAGCGTGGGGTGTTTGATGCACTCAAAGACAAAGTGCCAACCTACACCAACGACATGATTCTTATTGTTGACAAAAACCCAGTAAAGAAGATTATCCATGAGTATTTTGCTACTAGTATCGACGAACCAACCAATCGTTTGCTTTCGGAAGATTATCACTTTTGCAAACTGGCTAGACAGAATGGCTTTAAAGTTTATGCGGCTCCTTGGGCGCAACTAACCCATAGTGGTACTTATAACTTTAGTGGCTCATTACCGAGGGCTTAAGATGCTACCTAACTGCGAACTTGTTAACGTTTTTGGTACTCAGTACCTAGTATTTAAGGGTAACGATCTTATTTCAAATGCGCTTAAGCAGGGTGGATATGAGATCGAGGTCTTCGCCATAGCCCAACAAATACTTCAGAAGCACAAAGACGGAGTGGTGTTGGACATTGGTGCTAACTTAGGTAGCTTTACGTTACCCCTAGCTAAGTCTAACCCCCACCTGATCTTTCATTCGTTTGAACCACAACGGATTATCTACTATCAGCTATGCGGTAACACTTTGATTAACGGACTGGACAACGTACACTGCCACAACTTTGGATTATCCAATCAACGGGATCGGTTTGATATTGAACTACCTGATTACGCAGCAGAGATGAATATCGGAGCGTTTAGCATCGACCCACAAGTACGTGAAACTGAGTATGAATGTCCAACTAAAGGCGCAACAGAAACTATAGTTGTGTTCCCACTAGACGATGGGCAACATAGGGATGTACGGTTAATGAAGATTGACGTAGAGGGGCACGAACTTGAAGTGCTTGAAGGTGCTACCAAAACTATTTTGAACAACAACTACCCACCTATTATTTTTGAGGCATGGGACTGGAAGCCTTGGTATCAAGAGAAACGCACGGCTTTATTTGACTACCTAAAAGACCTTGGCTACGAGATTACCGAGGGTAAAAATAGCAACAATCTCGCTCAACACCCCAAACACGGAGAGATGATTAAATGAAAATAACTAAACAAGAAGCAGAACTTAGAAGAAAAGCCCTACCTTATGGGGCATACATTGGCGAAGATGGGACAGAAACCCTTTTTAATAGGAACTATGACCCAATTATTGCTAGAGATGCGATGGGTAATAATTTGAGAAAAGCTCATGGCTGGATAACGCATACAAAACAAGTATGGTTTTATGATGATTCTTGCTCCCCCCACCACGTTACCATGGCAAACAAAGCTGCATACACACGGTGCTTGTCCGCACTGACTGCTTTTATAAATGGCGAATCCATCAAACCTTTTGTGTATTCGGAGAATTAAATGATTGAGCCGATTCCGTTTGTAGGGAATGTTGATATTGAAGACAAGCAGATGTCTAAAGAAGAGATTGAAATCATGCTAAAAGATATGCTTGGCGACGACCCACAAAGCGACATAAAATACGTAATATTGGCTGATGGTACAGTCTATTTTTTCCGCAAAGAAGGAGATCGCTATGCCCTATGTGAACAAACCCCGCCCTTACAAGAAGGAATATGAGCAATATGATGGTACGCCAGCGGTCAAGAAGAAACGGGCGCAACGTAACAAAGCTCGTCGAATTATGGAGCAGGCTGGGCTTGTCCACAAAGGCGATGGCAAAGATGTTGACCACAAAGTCCCTTTATCTAAAGGCGGAAAAACGGTACGCAGCAATCTTGCGGTTAAAACTGCAAAGAACAATCGTTCGTATGCAAGAAACGCAGATCACTCGATAAAAACTAAACATGGAAATAGTAAATAACAAAGCAATAGTTGTAACTACAAGAAGACCCCATCTTGTAACAGAGTGCATCCCTAAAAGCGAAATCATTGAAACCAACGGCGACCTACACAAGGTTGCTGTTCGGTGGGGTTTAGAAGAAGCGCAAGCCCTATCAAAGCTTAAGATTAAAAACGTACCATCCCCCATACAACGTGATTACAAATGGCCTGGGCTTTACAAACCTATGGATCATCAAAAAGAAACGGCTAACTTTTTAACTCTTAACAAACGTGCATTCTGTTTTAACGAGCAGGGCACTGGTAAAACTGCTTCGGCTATATGGGCTGCCGACTACCTTATGGAAACAAAGCGTGTGTATCGTGCCTTAATTATTTGCCCGTTATCAATTATGCAGTCTGCTTGGCAGGCTGATTTGTTTAAATTTGCGATGCACCGCAAAGTTGGTATAGCTTACGGCGACAGAGATAAACGCAAAGCCGTAATTGAAAGTGAAGCACAGTTTGTAATTATTAACTATGACGGTGTAGACATTGTAGCCGACGATATTGCAAAGCAAAATTTTGACTTGATTATCGTTGACGAAGCTAATGCTTACAAGACTATTACTACCAAGCGTTGGAAGACTCTCAATCGCATCCTGACTCCCCGTACATGGTTATGGATGATGACTGGTACACCAGCAGCACAAAGCCCCACGGACGCATTTGGACTAGCAAAAATGGCAGTTCCTGATAATGTACCTAGATTCTTTAGCGCTTTCCGTGACCAGACCATGGTGCAGATTACCAAGTTCAAGTGGCTACCCAAGCCTGACTCAGATAAGACCGTATTTAATGCACTGCAACCAGCAATCCGCTTCAGAAAAGAAGATTGCTTAGACCTACCGGAGGTTACATATGTTTCTAGGGACGCCCCCCTTACTGCGCAACAGGCGAAATACTACAAAACACTCAGAGATGAATACCTTATGGCGGCGGATGGCGAAGAGGTTAGCGCCGTTAATGCAGCGGTTAAGATCAATAAGCTCCTACAAATATCAGGGGGTGCCGTTTATTCTGATACTGGTGCTGTTGTTGAATTCGACGTTAGTAATCGCCTACGTGTTATTGAAGAAGTAATTGAAGAAGCCAGTCATAAAGTTCTTGTCTTTGTTCCGTTCACGCATACAATAGAACTGCTCAGGGAACATTTGAGAGGGGCAGGTATTACCTGTGAGGTTATTAACGGACAGGTTCCCGTCAACAAGCGAACTGATATATTCAAGCGGTTTCAGGAACAAGTCGAACCAAAGGTACTTTTAATACAACCTCAAGCTGCTGCACACGGAGTCACACTAACTGCTGCTGATACTATTATTTGGTACGCTCCAGTGACATCCATTGAGACTTACTTGCAAGCTAATGCACGTATTAATCGTCAAGGACAAAAGAATGCGATGACTATTGTGCACATTAAGGGTAGTCCCGTAGAGACTCGGCTATACAATATGTTGCAAAATAAGTTGGATGTCCACACTAAGATTATTGATTTATACAAACAAGAAGTTGACGATAAATAGTTGACAAAGTAAAGTTGTAGTTGTAGTATTAATTAACGGGCATAGACCCGATATTTAACAAGGAAAACGAAGATGAATGATGCCGAAGCGGTAGTACAACCCGTCGCCGATATGGACAAACTGGTCAAGATCTATATCAAAATACGTGACGCCCGTGACCAATTACGTCGTGAACTAGAAGAAAAAGAGTCTGATCTTAACGAGCAGCTATCTTTGATCGAACAAGAAATACTTGAACTCTGCAAAAAGACAAACGTCGACAGTATTAAAACCAAACATGGTACTGCGATGCGTAGCGTCAAGAGCAGATTTTGGACAAACGATTGGGAAAAGTTTTATGAGTTCTTACATGAGCATAAAGCCCCTGATCTGCTGGAGAAAAGAATTCATCAATCCAATATGAAACAGTTTTTGGAAGAGAATCCGGACTTGCATCCCGCCGGTTTAAATGTGGATCGCACATACGCTATTACCATAAGGAGAAGCAAATGAGTAACGTCGCCCTATTTAACAACCAACTGCCTGACTACCTCAAGGAAGTCGAGCTTGATGATGTAACCAAAGCCCTATCGGGTGGCGGTGGCTCGCAAATTAAGCGCATAGCGCTTGGCAATAATAAGTTTGTGCTTAAAGTTGACGGCACAGAAGTGTCCAAAACTAATACTGACAAGCTAGAAGTTGTTATTGTTAACGCTTCCAAGCATATCTCGAGAACATTTTATGCAAAGGCATGGGACCCCAAAGCCGATGCAGCACCGCCTGATTGCTGGTCTAACGATGGTGAGAAACCCGACCCATCTATTAAGTCACCACAAGCATCAGCATGTGCTAACTGCCCTCAAGATATTAATGGATCAGGTCAGGGTAATACCAAAGCATGCCGTAAGAACCGTCGTATTGCAGTAGCATTGGCGGCTGATTTAGAGGGCGACGTCTATCAAATGACATTGCAATCCAAGTCTATTTTCTATGACATGAAAGACCCTGGTGATTTAGACCACATGCCATTTAACCAATACGCTAAGTATGTCGGCTCACAAGGCTACAACTTAAATAGCTTGGTTACTGAGATGCGGTTTGATGAAGACTCCACAGTTGGTAAGTTGTTCTTTAGACCTGTACGATTCTTAGAGCGCCATGAATGGGAGCAAGCCAAGAAACTTGGTGAGACTCAAGCTGCTAAGAGTGCAGTCACTATGACCATTGCACAAGCCGACGGCATTAAGCCAAAGCTTGAAGCACCCAAAGCAAAGGCAGAGGTAGCCAAAGTTGCGGTAGAAGTGGAATCTGTTCCTGAGCCTAAAAAGCGTGAGGAAAAGAAAGAGGAGCCCACTCCTAAACGAGACTTAAAAGCCGTGATGAGCGGATGGTCCACTGACGACGAAGCATGAGTCTAAGAGGTTATAGTTTACGTCTTGTCGATGCAATAAAAGCTGGCAACCCTCGGCACCCCGGGGTTCGCCTTGGCAAATACTGTATCGCTAAGGGTATACCAGTAGCAACCATGGCAAAGAAATTTGGCGTGTCCCGTATGACCTTGTACACATGGTTTACGGGTGCTGGTACACCCCGCAAAGACAAGATAGAACTAATTGAGAAGATACTAAGCAGTTAACGTCTACGGGGACAGCTAGCTCGACGGAGCGAATCGGGATACTGCCGAATCCCTTGCTGTCCTTATTTTTTCGGTGTTGAGGATATATGGCGACAACAGACTTACTAAGTGCGGTATTAGCACCCGAGGGAGAAGGGTGGTACTGCATAGTTGGTTTACGGCAAGACGGGTCAAAGCCTCCGGTACAAACCTTTCACGCAACTCTTGCGGAATCAGAAGCACAGATTGCTACGTTGCTACAAGAAAAGTGTAATGTTTACTTTGCTTGTGCCAAATACAAAGACCCCAAAGAAGGGCGCATTCAACCTAATGGCGACATCATCAAAGCTTTTTGGGTAGATATTGATTGTGGTGAGGGTAAACCCTACGCCGATCAGACCATTGGTCTTACTGCGCTTAAAACGTTTTGTAAAAGAATTAATATGCCACTGCCCTCAGTAGTTAATTCAGGGCGGGGTATCCATGCGTACTGGAGACTCAAAGAAGTAATTGGTCGTGCTGAATGGCGCCCAGTAGCAGAGCGACTCAAAGCGCTTTGTGAAGAACATAACTTTGATGCAGACCCATCCAGGACGGCAGATAACGCATCTATTTTGCGTGTATCAGAAACACTTAATTTCAAAGACGAGCCGCCTTTACCTGTTGAAATTCTGGCACTTCAGCCCGAAATAGACTATGGGTATATCAAGCAAACCATCGGTGTATTAGTTGCGCCTGAGTGGATGCCCCGCCAATACAGTGAGTCGGCACTATCGTTGCTAGGTAACAAACAAAGCCGATTCAAAACCATCATGATTAAGACCATGAATGGGGAAGGATGTGCGCAGCTTGAAAATATTGCAGTAAACCAAGATTCAATTGAAGAACCATTATGGAGAGCAGGACTGTCGGTAGCGGCAGTATGCGTAGATAGAGATGAAGCGATCCACAAAATTTCAGAGGGACACCCTGAATACTCCCCCGAAGGCACTGAACGTAAAGCTAATCAGACGAGGGGGCCGTACACGTGTCAGACGTTTGAAAAACTCAATCCTCAAGGTTGTGAAGGCTGTCAGCACAAAGGTAATATCTCGTCTCCGGTTCAACTCGGATCTGAGATTGCGGCTGCAGAAACCAATGTTATTGTTGAGACTACGGAGACTGGGCAAGAAGAGGTTTTTGATATACCCCCGTACCCGTTCCCATACTTCAGAGGCAAGAACGGCGGAGTCTACATAGAAATTAAAGATGAGGACGGAAACTCAGATGCCATAAATATTTACGAGCACGACCTGTATATCGTCAAACGTCTGCACGATCCCGCCAAGGGCGAGTCAGTTTGGATTAGATTGCACTTACCAAAAGACGGTATGAGAGAGTTCTCAATGCCTGCGTCAGATGCTATGACGATTGAAAAGTTACGAGACAAACTGGGTCATTTTGGCGTCATAGCAGGTAAGAAACAAATGGAAGGAATCATGGGTTACATGATTGCCTCGGCAAAAAACCTACAACATTTAATGGAGTTAGAAGTTATGCGTAATCAATTCGGCTGGACGGATAAAGACAAAAGGTTCATCATAGGTGAGCAAGAAGTGTCCGCAGAAAAAGTGGCTTACAGCCCACCCTCGGTAGCTACTGGATCGTTATCCGATTACTTAAAGCCGACAGGTGACTTCGAAGCTTGGAAGCGCATAACCAAGGTATATGACCAGCCAGGGTTTGAGCCACATGCCTTTGGCTTTTTCACAGCCTTTGGTGCCCCCCTACTCAAGCACCTCAAACTCAAAGGCGCCATTATTAACCTAGTAAACAACACGTCCGGCACAGGTAAGTCAACAATTCTAAAGATGTGCAACAGCGTCTGGGGACACCCTGAAGAACTCATGCTCCAGTGGAAAGACACCCTTAACTCTATGCTGCATCGTTTTGGTGTTATGAATAATTTACCCGTGACTATTGACGAAGTTACTAAGATGAGTGGCGACCACTTCTCTGACCTGCTTTATGCTGCATCGCAAGGTAGGGGTAAGAACCGTATGAAACAGCATGAGAATGCCGAACGTGTAAACGCCACCAAGTGGGGCACCATGGTGTTAACCAGTTCAAACGCATCGTTCTACGACAAGCTGGCTGCTCTCAAAGCTACCCCCGATGGCGAGTTTATGCGTCTTTTGGAGTACAAAATTGAGCTTACCGGCACGCTAACCAAACAAGAAGCAGATAGCATATTTAACGCTCTGTACGACAACTACGGGCATGCTGGTGTGAAGTATGCCCAATACTTAGTCAGCGATTTAGAGAACGCTATGGACTTGGTTCTACAGGTTCAGCAACGGATTGACACAGCCGTGGATATGAGCAACCGTGAGCGTTTCTGGTCTGCCGTCGTTGCATGTAACATCGCTGGCGCTTTAATTGCCAAGGACTTAGGCATCATTGACTTTGATATTCACCGAGTCTATAAGTGGATTGTTGAAGAACTCAAGGTTATGCGTCATGAGATCAAGGCTCCTAACGTCGGCGTAACCGATGCAATCAGTGAGTTTATTAACGAGCACCGTGGGACTGTATTGGTTATTAACGACGAGGTAGACGGGCGTACTGGCATGGAACAACTGCCGATTCAAGAGCCCAGAATGGACAAGTTATTTGTTCGGATTGAGCCTGATACCAAAGAGATGTACATCAACGCCAAGCAGTTTAGGAAGTATTGTTCCGAGAACCAGATTACCCTGAAGGATGTCCTTAATGCACTGCAAGCCGACAAAGCCTATCTAGGACTTAAAAAGAAACGCATCTCCAAGGGGACTAAGATTAAGTCAGGTGCCGTCGATTGCTTTGCCTTTGACCTGTCGGCTAAGTGCTTTGAAGAAGAACAGCTGCTGGACATAGCTACAGAAGATGCTGATACACGGGCTGAGCTTCAGAGTTAATTGGAAGAACTTTGTTATAGGGTCTTCATTCTTTATCCCCTGCTTGGATACGGAAGAGGCCCTAGCTCAGGTTAAACGCACCACAAAACGGCTTGGGTACAAGATTAAGACGCAGGTTGTTGTAGAAAAGGGAATCCGTGGGTTGCGAGTTTGGCGGATAAGGTAGTATTATTTAGTCGTAGCCAGTGGCTACTTCATTTTTTTCCTTGTTAAGTAACACTTTATCCCCCACTTCGGTGGGGGTTTTTTTAATCTTCAAGCTGGCTGCCGTAAGCACCCATTTGAGATAGTCGGCCAATCAAGCGCTTGTCAAACGTCATGCCACCCATAGATTCAGCAAGTGCACGGCGATCGTAGCGGGTACGGACCGACTTAATTAAGTCTTCGCCGTCTAAGAAAAGCTCTGGATTGCGCTCATTAAACTTCATGATCTTGTCCAAAGTGCGCTCTAAAAGGTCGCTGTCGTCGTTGTCGACTGCCATAAAGAAAGCGTCTTTAAGTCTAGCTTGTCTCTTAAGCAAATCTTGTTCAAACGTCTTTTTATCTATATTAACTTTTTGCTGCTGTGCAACACGTTCAGGTGCAAAGCCCAAGGACTGATAAAAAGCTTCAACGCCAGTAATATCACCTACAAGCTCATCACCCTTGAGATTGGTAGCCCGACCTTCACCAAATGTCTCACTAAACCGCATACCCTTTAGGAAGTTCTTAATGACCGCAGGAGACGCTGTTTCAATAGCTCGGTCTACGTACCCTTGGTTGTATTGTTTGACAGCCTCAGCGCTGTTAATTACGAGTCCTGCAGTTGGGCCAAGTAGGTTAATTAGCTGGTTCTGTACCCACGACACTTCGTCTGAACTCTTGCGCATATCTCTGAACCACAAACCGTTTAAGCTCAAACGATCTGCTACGTTAGCACCAGTTAATTGAGACACGGCACCACGGGCCATTACATCACCAAAGAACCCACCAAAGGTCTCGTTAGCCCACTCTTTGAACCAAATATCAAAGTCCCAATCTTCTTCGTCGTCCTCACCAAATACAGCCTGCAAAGCGTTGGCGGTTGAAGATACCACCCACCATAAGGGTAAACCCGAAGCTCCAGCAAACACTGCGGTTGTTCCATAAACGCCCAATAGTCGGCTACGTGCTTCTTTACGGAAGTCGGCAATGTATTGTTCTACAGCAGCATCTAACTGTGCTTCTGTCATTCTTGGCTGTTCAGTCCTATAGGCTTTGTCTTCTGCCTTAATCTGGTCCCGGATTAAAGCCCGCTCGGTAGGAGTGAACTCTTTATATATGGTCTCAAACGCACTGCGGGTTAGCAGATAAGTCATCTGTTGCGAGAACTGTTTGAACTGAAGAATAACTTTTGCAGCTGGGCCTTGGAAGAACCGTGGTTTATTTAACGTTGAATAGTCAAACATTGACTTATATGTCAGCTCTTTTGCCACCTCAATAGCTTTTTTGCGGGCACCTTCTTCGTTGTAGCCCTTGGCTTTGTACTGCTGGTAGGCTAAATCAAACGAAGACATGAAAACTACTTCACGGTTAAATTTTTCAGCGCCGTGAAAAACAAAGCTAGCGTACTTCATTACAGCATGCTCAGCTCCTTCTTGGTATAAAGCCGACGGTGTTTCAGCCAAACCTACGATGTCATGGGTCAGGGTGATGTCGATAATGCCGTCAGCCACAGCCCGCTGGTACGCTTCTCTTTGGGCTTCAGATAGGATGTCTAACCTATTAGACAGGGATGGAGTAACAAACTTACCGTCTTTATCTTTAAACCCAGAGCTCAATACCCGTTTGCTGTACCCTGCCATGGTAGCCATAGCTTTAGCGTTACCAAACTTAGCACCGACCACAGGTAGTCCAACGGCTGGTACACCCAACATGTTAGTAATAGCAGATGCTGGGGAAGTCATGAACCACAAGAATGACAAGTTGCTAAGCCGTGCTGCAGTCTGACCAGTATCCACTGGGTTCATGATGTAGTTGACCCGGTGCTGCTTGATCTCTTTTAGATACTCAGACATGATCTTGCCTTCTTCACGGCCCAATTCATTAACCTGTGTAGAAGCGGCATCTAGCGAGTTGTAAAGTGGTCGGCTGTATTTAAATCGAGAATGCTGGTAAGCCATGTGGAAGGCCGATGACGTAAAGGCACGTAGCATATCCAAGTCCATACCAGGGATGTTTTCACGATTCATGAACATCTTGCGAATACTTTGATCTGGTATCTGCAATAGGTACAAGTCTTCTACAGCTTTGGTCAAGTTATCACGCAACGTTTGCTCGTCAGGACCTTTTAGCCCCATAGTATCTGCGGCTGGCGTAGTCTTAATTAAATCTTTTAGGGTGCTTAGGGACTGGGAGTTTTGCAGGTTTTCCGAATAAAGCAAGTCTCTGGACCCGTTACGCAGAACAATATCCTTTTGGGGGTCAAAGTCCTTGCCATATTTCTTTTGCAGAATAGGAATTGCGGTTTTTATAAAAGCATCCCGCTGCTCTGGCGATTCAAACATATAGAACGAACGTTTCTCGTCTCTCATTAAACGTACCGAGTAGTCACCAAAACGACGTAACGGGAAGTATGGCTCAATACTCTGATCTCGGAAGTGCTTCTCCAATGAGGTGTATTCGGGATTGGCTAGAGCTTCGGTTTCGCTAAAACCATCCGCCATCAAAGCTAACTTCTTATTCTCAAGCACCATATCAACGTAGGCATCGTACCGACGCTTATAAAACTTTTTAACGTCTTCGTAAATTTTTTGACCTTCTGGTCCTATTTGCTGCCAAGCTTTATCAATAACGTCGTTGCCTGTCTTTATAAAGTTACCACTAGCATCTCGTTTGCTGGGGTCTTTTTTAGCTACAGTGGTGTCAATCATGAGCTTACTCATGAGTTGTGCCTTTACAGGATCTTTACTTTGAAACTCTTGCCAAGGCCGAATCTCTGCTTTTACTTCCTCAAGTATGTTGTTGCGATACTCGAGCATGTTTTCCACGGTATTAATAAACTCTTTGATCTTGGGTACTCGGTCGCCCATAATGTCGCTAATCTGACGTAGGGTGAGTGCGCCAACGTAGACATTACGTAGTCTATCTTTAACCCCGCTCCATGTAAGCCTACCAGTTAATATGGTGTTCATGAGGCCCATGTACTGGGTTGAGTTGTATGGCATCGTGCTAGCCAATGTTGATTTGCCAGCGTTGTTGTAGGCTATAACGGTATCGTCGGTCTTAGCTGCTGGACGCATAATGGCGTTGACGTTAACCATGGTCTTACCAAGCACGTTATCAAGACCAAACAACTTACTAATCAGCCCCATAAACTTATCCCACAGACTTAGTGCTTTGCCACCTTTGTAAGGTTTTTCGTACTTAAGAACCTGTAAAAACTCTTGGAAGTCTGGGTTAGACATCGCTTCAGATACAAACTCGTATACGTTCTCAAAGCCATAGGACCCTGCGGCTGCAGTACCTTCGTATTTCTTTTTAGCGTATGCGTACAGTTCCCTAAGCTCATTAACTGCCGCTTTTTGCGCTGGATTTAACGTGTCATAGTTTTCTGGGATTAAGTTGTAAAGCGTAGCAGCGTGTACTACTTCGTGTAAGAACGTAGCAGTGTTTAAACCGCCACGCTCGGCGTTCATATTGATAACGTTTTGCCCGGAGAAGAAGAATCCCTTGGCGTCTAGGTTAGCTACAGCGTCCCTATAAGTCTTTAATAACTGTGCAAACTGACCTGCAATGGGTGGGATTACATTGTCCTCACCAAAGGTAATTTTGTTATTGGCAATATCTTCAAGCACTTTTAGGGTCTGTCTGACCACATTTGGATCAGTTAAGTCGCCACGCAAATTGTGCTTTGCAATAAAGTTTTTACCCCAATCAAAGCTTTCTATTTGCTGTAAAAACTGGGTGCGCTGAGCCCTAGCGTTCTTCTCAATGAAGTAAGCATTTAGTTTGTTTTGTTGGTTTATAACGATGTCGGTATCAAGATTAAGCTCAAGCAGACGTTTTGCTAGCCCAGAAATAAACTGAAGGTATGTGCGTGACTCGGCTTCACGAGTTGGTTTGCGAATATCAAGCTTCCAATCAGCAATCAAACGAAGTGCACCGTTTATGTCGTTAGCCTCAATCCGTTCTTGGATAGAGGGGTGCATAATTGCAAACTGCCTGCCTTCTATCTTTCTAATTTCTCCAGCGGCGGTAAACAACCCCTTCATACCCGCAGGAATAGCCTGAACTTCTTCCGTACCGGTCGGCTTGCGATACAAAGATTTTAGATAGGATGGGTCTATACCAGAAGCTTTACGCTTAGCAGCGTTGTTCATGGCTTGGTTAGCCCGACGGTTCATCTCTCTAAATTCTTTTACCGTAGCCTCAAACTTGTTGTACTCCTGCTGGGGCAGATTGTCTTTAATCCACTCCCTAAACAAGGTAGCCTGCTCAGTGTTCTGACCCCTAAAGCTAATACCGCTAAAGTCGTCAATTGGTACACCAATATCAAACGCAGCCGAGCGCATTGCAAGTCCGTAACGCCAACCGCCAACATCAGCGCTTAAGTAAGCTAGAGCGGCTTTGCCTTCAGGAGTATTCTTATCTATGCTCTTAATTGCACGACCAACTGCTGCAGCTATGTATGGGTCTAGGTTTGCTAAATCTTCAGAGCCTCTAAATGGTAAAGCAGCTTCTGCTTCGCCAATACGACCTTTTTCAAACCGATCTACGGCAGTATTAAACATCTCCCGTAACTTCTCCATACCTTGACGGGTGTTGATGTTCTTCATCTTGGTTAGTGAACCAAGCACCTCAGCCTGCTGTTTGCCAGGCATATTAGGTATCTGTTGAGAAAGCGCCGAAGTTAGGGCTTCTCTTTCTTTGGGCGCAATACTTAGGCTGTCAAAGAAGTTATTTAGGAACTGCATCCTACGATTAAGTTCAGGTCCTGATAGTGGCACTCCAACGTCTGGGCCTCTGGGTGGTTCTGGGGGTGGTCCGATGGGTCTACCTTGTGCATCTGTCTCTCTAAAACGAGATACCTGCTTACGCATCCTGCCACCAACAAACTCATTGACGTCGTCTAAGAACTTGCGTACTTCACTCTTAAATTTAACGGACTCGGCTGGGTTAGCACTAGCAGGTTTAAGGCTGTCGAACAAATCACGGATAGGTCTTGTGGGGTCTCCGGGGGTACCAACCAACATAAGCCTAGCCCGTTCACCTTCAGGTATTTCTTCAATACCCTGCATTTCAGGTACACGCCCTTCAGAAGTTAATTCAAACCCAGGGGCTTTAGTTTCTATTACACGCTCAGGTTCTTTGCCAGGCTCTTCTGCTGGGAACTCAAAACCCATTTGACCACGCACCGCAAATTCCTCCCCAGTGGCAGGTTTAATAATTTCTGCGGTTTGACTGGCTAATTGCGTGGGGGTAAATACACGTGTAACTTGTTCACCTTCAAAGTCAAATGTCAAAGGCACAACAGGTGTTGCACCTTTAGGTAGTCGTCCATACTGATTAGGCTCTACACGAGTACCCTCTGCATTTACATAGTATTGGCGCCCAACTACAGCATCTTTCTGGCGTACTCCAGTTTCGGTATCAAAGTTAAGGACAACGGTATCGCCGGGTTGCGGTAGAGGTGCGGGGCGATCAATCTCTTGCTTAGCCAGGTTTAAAGACTCAAGCTCTTGATTTATAGCGGCTAATTCAGGACTGTTAGGGTCTTGAATATTTTCACGCTGGTTACTTAATGCCGAGATTTGCTCATCTATTTCTTGTACTTGCTGAGCTACGGACTCTTCTCTACCATTAACAATACGGATGCGTTGTTCTTCTTGCGGTTCCACAGTAGGAGGAGTAGTGGGTGGCACTTCTGTTGGGACTTCACCCGCAACGGTAGGGGGTGCGGGAGGCGCAGGGGGTTGCGCAGCAGTTAATTCACCACGATAACCAGCATACCCTCTAGCAGCACCAGACACACCACCGATACCACCACCGGCTGCAGCAGCGCCGAAGAACGCCTCTTTATACTCGTTCCTAGCTTCGTCATCGTTTAAATCTAAGCCAGCTTGATAGCGTTCAGCTACTTGCTCTAATACTTCAGTCGGAGCTTCAGCAATAATACCGACGGTTGCCCCTTTACCAGCACGCTTAGCTACTTCTTTACCTACAGCACCAGCGCCTATTTCTCCGGCAGCACGTCTTGAGGCCAGTTCTTTTAGGGCTTGCTCACCTGCGTTCTTACCAACGCTGCTAAGTCCAACTGCAAAGCGGTCGGCAAAGTATCCAATAGGAGCTGTGCCTGCAGCGGTTAAAGCCGCTTTAGTAAGTTCAAATTCTTCTGGGTCGTTCTTCTCCCGTGCTTGACGCATTAAGAAGTTACCAAACTGTTGCACACCGTATGTAGCAATACCAGCTACTGGACCAACAATAGGAGCAAGGGGTCCTGATAACGCAGCCGCACCAGCACCAACAGCCAAAGGTCCAGCCATTTGAGGGGCGCTTTGTAATACCTGTTCAAGTATATATTTAGGTGCCTGCGCTGCCGCTGCAGCAAAACCTTGTTCTTTGGCTATACGCTCAAAGTCAGCAACGGTCATACCTGGTTTCTCTTCAGGCTTCTCTTTTTTGGCTTCAGCCATGACCTGACGGATACCTTCGGTATCTCCCGTAGCTTTTTTAGCAGCTATGCCAAGGCCGGTTGCAACCTCACCTAAAGACTCAATGCCACGCCCAAACGCAGCTGGGATAGCTTGAAAAAACCCTACGTCTTCGGGAGCTTGTTGTGGTTTAGGCGGCGTAGCAGCTTGTTGACTACGGATATAGTCAGCTAATTTTTTAGCGTCTTCAGTGTTACCAGCTGCGTCGGCTTGACGCAACGCATCATATAACTGATTTAAGTCAGCCATGCGTTACCTTTGTGGTGGGTATTTATTTAATATGCTCTGTATATCACCAGGTACGCCTGTAGCTTGTCCACCCCCAATGCCGCCGCCAGGAGCCATTAATCCGAAGTTAGCGTATATCTCGTTTCTAATTTGTAGCGCTCTAGCTTGATCTTCAGGCTTCTTACTAGCCGATGCTTTTAAGTATGGAATGCTTTTGTTTAACGCATCTTGAGCAGCCTTCATCCGCTGAACTTCATTAGATTCAAATCTACCTGCGCTACCAACAGCCTGTAAAGCGTCAAGATACGTCATGCCTGGATTATCTCGCATTACTCGTTCAACTTTAGCAGCCTCGGCTTTTTGAGCAGCGCCAGCAGCGCTAGCACTAATCTGTGCAGCTTGAATACGACTCATACGATCTTCATACTTACCATAGGCTTCTTGAGCAGCAGCAACGTCACCACGCTCTTCAGCACGGCGAGCTTTATTAAGCTCCATTTGGGCTTTCCGGGCTTCGTTCTCCATAGTTTCTTGAGACTTACGTGCAGCTTCAACGCCAGTAGCGTACTCAGTTAAACCAGCAGCGGCTGCTTGGCCGATACCACCAGGAGCTGGAGTTGACGCAAACTTAAGGAAGCCCTTAGCCATAGCCATGCGCTCATCACGACTTAAACGCTCGGCACTCTTACCAAGACGATCCTCTAAAAACTTCTCATACTCAGCACCCATTTGACCTTTGGGACCAGCACCTTTAATTTCAGCCAAGAACTTAGCAAACGAATTAGGACCTTGAGCTGCGGCTTTACTCTCTGCGGCTTGCGCTGCCTTAGTGCCAGTTTGCTTTTCTTCTTTTTTATCAGCAGGTTTAACTTCTTCTGGAGGCATGCCAGGCAATGCGGGAGAACCTTCTGCAAACACACCTTGTCCACGAGCTATATCGTCTAACTGTTCAGGAGTGTATTTTTTAGCTGGTTGAAATTGACCTAACTTAGATGGGAACTGGCCTATTTTACTAGCCAGTGAATCATATTGAAAAGGAGTTTTGGGAGCAGCTGCAGAACGTCGTAATTTTTCTTCAAAAGATAAAACTTTATCTTTGTCTTCAACCACTTGGTCTTCGTTTGGGTTTAATTCTGGATCGCCAAAAGCCACAATGCCACCACCAGCCATAGTCTGCGATTCAAATGCTGGACCACCAGCCATAGCAATGCCGGACATGCGAGCTTTTTCCTGCTGCATCTTTTCTTGTAATTTTTCGGCAAACATTTGACGTTCACCCGGAGTTAACGCTGGATCTTTCAGCATTTGTTGTAACTGTGGAATAGTAAGATCGTCAGCCATAGATTCTAGTTTTGGCTCAGAAATTAATGCACCATATTTGTAGCCAGGGATTGCATCGGCAATACCACCCTTAGCCATCTTAATAACGCCACCTTCTTTTTTACCAAAGAGCGACATACCAGCACCAGCTAAACCAATACCTTGCTGTAAATAAGTAGGTTGTGCCTGGTAAAGCTGGGTAGTTTGAGTTTGTAGTGGTAAACCACGCAACATAGCGTTCATTAGGCCAAGCTGCATAAACGGATACTGCTGGGCAATAGCGTAATCTTGGATAGCTTGGTTAATCTTCTGTTGCTCAAGCGCTTGCTGCTGTGCCCCCATTTGAGATTGAAGGCCGATAATGTCTTTCTCGGTACCAAACTGAGCGCCACCTAACTGACCTAATGTTCCTGCTGCTTGTGTAGCAGCACCTAACCCACCTAAGCCTAATTGACCAGCACCAACAGCTTGACCTACGCCAGCAAGACCTGCTTGTGCTCCTTGAATACCTTGAGCAGTACCTGCCAAACCTAATTGCCCTGCAGCCTGCTGTGCACCGACACCTTGTAGCCCCATGCCAGCACCTTGCATACCTTGGCCCAAAAACTGACCAGCTTGACCCAATCCAGCCATGCGAGCTTGCTGTCCTTGAAGCGCAGTACCGAGACCTTGAAGCCCCATACCAGCGCCTTGCATACCCAAACCAAGACCGCCGTAACCAGCTTGTAAACCTTGTAAACCTAAGTTAGCCCCAAACTGTTGTTGACGTTGGGCATCTTCAAATGCTTTTTGTGTACCAGTGGCTTGAATGCCTTGCAACTGACTCATTAAATTACGCTCGGCTTCAGCCTCGGCAATAGCTTGACGACTACCGCCAAAAGCACCAGCGCCTACTGCCTGTGCACGACGCATTGGCTGACCAATCATATAGTCACGTAATGCTTGGGACTTTTGATAATCCACCACGTTTTGCATATAGGGCGACATGTACGCTGCGGTAGCTTCTGGACTAGTAGCTTGACGGGCAAATGCCTCACCTGCACCAAAGCCTTGTTCAGCTGCTAGTGCCCCACGACCACCATAACCAGCGCCCATGGCGCCATAACCTAAACCACCCATACCAATATCAGCGGCTTCTTGACCGAAACGTTGTGCGGTAGGAGCTAAACCAGCCGCTTGAGCGCCATAACCAGCGCCCATACGCCCATACATACCCGCCTGTCTTCCAGTTTGTTGTGCACGAGCCAAAGCTTGTTCCGCTCCTAGACCGCCGTATTCAGCACCGGTTGCACCATATCCAAGAGCTTGTCCACCTAAAGCACCGGCTTGTTCCGCAGCACTTAAGCCACCAATACCAGCTGCACCAGCTAGCCCTGTACCCAAACCAAATTGACCGGGGGCTTGCATGTAATAAGCAGATTGTTGAGCTTGTTGTTGAAGGGGGCTAAACCCAGCAAAGTAGCTATTAACGTCGGTGCTGTACGGTTGATATGGCCTAAAGCCAGTCATATCTTCGTTATAAATCTGAGCCTGGGTAGACTGCAGCATGTTCTCAACGTATGGCCGAGCGTATTCAGGAACGTTTGTAGAGTAAGTAGTTGTTTGAGTTGGAGCTGGAGCTGGAGCACTACCACCGCCAGAACCACCACCAAAAGGAGTGCGTCGACCTTCCCAAGTCCATCCACTGTGTTTACTTCTTAATATGCTCATAATCTTGCCTCTACAATTCTGTAGCGTTCCTTAAACCCATAACGTGTCCACAAACGAGCAATTGCTTCTCTTGCTGCTCCCTGTATCTTAGTCGCCCCATAACTTTTTAACAACTCAGAAAACTGTTTATACGTATCCTGATTACTAATTAATTTGCCACCTATAGCTATTACAAATGCAACTCTATCATTTGGCATATTAAAAAAGTTAATTGCCGCTGCACCTTTAATAGCTTTTTCTTCATCTACTGCTACTACTAATAACCAATCACCCCTAGCCAAATACGTCTTAGCTTGCTCAGCCGTGTAATCGTCTTCACCCCACTTTAACGCCTCGGCTAAATATCCTTCAACCAACGACCATGTTTGATGAAAATGCTGAGTAAAAACGGGTTGAATCGTTAAACTCATTAGCCGCCCGAGTAGTTATAGTAAGTATTTTGTTCTTGTTGTCTTGCTTGTTCTTGTTGTCTTGCTTGTTCTGCCGCCTCTAATTCTGCAATTCTAGCTCTAGCATTATCTAAGTCTGTTTTATAAACGCTTGGTTTAACACGATTTAAATTCTGCTGTACTGCTTGTATGTCTGGCCTATAAGCCAAAGCAGGATTTTGATACGTCGGCATCGGACCACGCATCATAGGACGGTTTAGTTGTCCTTGCATTTGCATAAGAGCTGCTGGTAAACCCATAATTGGCTGTGGAGCCATAGATCTTTGCATAATCTGCTGAGTTAGTGGGGACATCTGTTGGGGGGTTTGAGGTAGATTAGGTTGATATGGAGTTTGCTGCCCTAATTGTGAAGGCGCCACAAAGCCAGGACTGCCTGAACGACCAAGCTGTTCGGCTTGATTTATCTGACTTATTACTCTTCCTATTGGACTTCCGCCACCACCCGCCATGTCTTCTCCTTATGCTGGCAAATATTTTTCGGCTTTAACTGCGGGGGCTTGCTTCTTTTTACCCGTCCGTGCAGACCGAATCTTGTCCATCATCTTATATAGCTTACGGGCACCTGCATCCGTTGAACCATTGCCAAGATGACTAACTACATCAGCGGGCACAACAAATTCACCGTCGGCCAAACGAGCAGGTTGCTTTCTGCCAATCATAGCTGGAATGTTATCGCTCATACCGTCGCCAGGACCTTTAAGCAATCGACCGCCGTCTGAGTAGCCACCAAGACTAGACATAATTCCACCAGCAGCGGCTTCTTGTACATTGCCTAGCGGTGCTGCAGCTGCTTTTAATGCGGGTAAACCCTTAACATTAGCCCGTTTTCTAATACTATTCAAACGAGTCATAGCTGCAGTAAAGGCATCTTGTCTTGCTGTGGTTGGATCAGTATCTCTATATGTACCAGCATCGCCTCTAGGTAACGGTTTTGCTACACCGCCTGCGTTCATACCAGCTATACCAATCAATGGGTTAGAGCGTTGATACGCTGATTCACTTTCAATAACTTCCATACTAGCTGGACGTTGCGTCGGCGTAGCATACTGGGTTTTGTCAATCATGCCTTGTGGGTATAAGCCACCTTGAGGATTCATAGCCGTATTCATAGCAGACATACGTTCAACTGGGCCGCCAACTTGATAGGAACTCATTAAACCGCCTGAAGCAGCGTAGGTTGGATAACGAGCACGGTAGTATGGATTTGGTTGTGGTGGAACGTACGCTTGAAAGTTAGGTGATAAACGGCTTAATGGGCTTTTGTAGGTATCAGTAGGGCCTGCAGCTTGTTGTGTTTCTTCTCCTAATAAACCAATTACGGGTAAACTCTGAATAGCCATCCGACCTAATGTTCCTTGATCTTGATAGAAGGTAGTCGGCATTTGAGCTTTAACGGACTCCTGGGTAATCGGCTTATAAATATCTCCAACTGCAGTTGGTCTAGCCAGATTCTCCGCCCTATACAAAGCTTGTTCTGCGTCAATGCCAGGTGCCTGTCCAAAAGCGCTAGCTGAAGGATCTAATTTATTAAGTGCATCAATCCGAGCCTGTCCGCTTAATTTAGCAGCATCAATACCAGCTTGAGTAGGTACTGGAGGGGAAGGGAGAGGAGTAGTTAAACCAGCAGGCATTGTTCCAGGTGGTACAGTGGGTTGCCCAGCCAAACCAGAATAAACATCAGCCGCTTCAGGCGATATCTTAAACCCTTCTTGCATTATATTAGCAGCTTCAACAGGATTTACCTGGACCACTTGTTGTGAAGCGTCAGCCAATAGATTAGGAGCGTTAAACACGTTAGCGGCATCATAAGCTCCCATACCACCAGCAACACCACCACCTAAACCGCCCATAAGCGCAGCTTGTCCAGCATCTTTACCTTGAATAGCTGCCATACCACCACTAATAAGCGCACCAGATAAGGCTCCAGCAGCAATACCGCCCATCATAGTAGACCCACCCAAAGCCGCAGTTAAGGTTGGCGCAGCGGCACCAGCCGTCAAATAAGTCAAACCAGCCGCAGCTACGACTGGGAGAATCTGCTCTAAAAAGCCTGCTTCTGGCAGACCTGTATCTGGGTTGATTGTTAGGGAACCGCCGTGGCGCAATGCTAGGGCTTGAAGACCTTTGACCTCCCCGGGGGTCATGTGAACCAGCATGGTGTCGTTGCCACGACCTTTGCTTCTTAAATAGTGTGCTGTATGGTGAAGTCCCATATTTACCTCACGGGGTTGATTTGGTTGAAGTTTATCATTCTTAAGGCGTTACGGGTAGTCTAGAAACAAAGGTTATTGAGCCAATAACGGACGGAACTGCGGGTCTTGCGTAAGGAGTTGTTTGAGCAACATCATGGTAAATATAAACCCCATCAACTGGGCCTACTGGATCATACGCCTGTTCGGTAGCCCACCACAACTCAACCTCATCTCCAGCATTGACACTAAACGTTACTTCCGAATAACCGCAAACATAAGATGGAACTCCAGCACTTTTACGGGCTGGGATACTAAACACAGTAGCGGAGCTTGGCACATCTGTAAATCCAGAACCAGTATCTTTTTTTAGCCAAAAAGTAGCAGTATGAATGGCGTTGTCGGTATTGACTAGCTGGGCACTATAGGTAATTTTGTATACACCAGATACATTAGCTACGGCAGTGCCAGGGGCTTGTAGTGTCCAGCCAGACCCAGAATCCAAGGTATCCCAAGCAACTACGGTGGGAGTATCGTTGGCTGTAGCGTATTGGTCGGTTGAGTCGGATGCTGCAATATGGGGAAAACTTAAATACCCACCGTTGTTATTATCTGATAACGCAGAAGCAAAATTGTCTATCTGGTTAAAGTAAAGACGCAATGCGTTGTTAAGCTGGTCTTGATATAGCTGTGCGTATTGCACAGGAGCAATTAAAAGGTTTGGGGCCTTGGGCGGACGAAGGGGTACAGAGCGGTCAATTGTCATCTGCGACCATCATTTCTAATATCTATGCGGGGAGTGCCCAACTGCCAAGCTACACCTAAATCAGTTGATGTAATCCTAAACGCCATCTGGCGACCCCGTAAGCGGGTATATACCTGACCATCAAATAATTGCACGTCATAGTTACGCTGGCTTGTATAGTTTTGAGCGCTGTCCACATCTGGAGAATCGGCAGTGCCATATGGAGTACCTGAGTTTCTGCGAGGGCGTACCGTCATTGTTACCTTCGGTTCATTTACATTTGAGCCGTTAAAGGTAACGTCAGGCAGGATACGCCAGACAAACCCGAAGTTATGCCCATCGCCGATGTCAAAATCCGATGATTGAATATATGCTTCAATGGGAACTGGAGACAATCCAGATACGTCATCAACGTTTGCCTCGTGATAAAGGATGCGGTTATCAGTTGGATACGCAGCCATTGGGTATTCCCGTAGTGGTGAGTCAAGCCAGAATGTGCGGTTCATTGAGCCATAAGACCAGACACGCTCAAGGTAGTTGTAGATTACATACTTATCTGGAGTATTACTATTTTCAGAGCAATAGAACCACCATACTTCGCTGTAGCGCTCATTAGAGCCAGCAAATACTTGGTAGCCCTGATTTAGATTAATGTCTTCAAAAACGTATTTCCACAAGGTACATGGCAGAGTTTCTACTCGACCAGAATAGACGAAGAACTTGTCCGCACCCATCCAGTAAGTCACGTTATTAATCGTAATTGACGCATTTGGGGACATGATTGAGATATTGTCTTGCAACAACTGGAATCCCCAAATATAGGGCGGTCCAAGATATTGCATAGAATAAACAGCCGCATCCGACCAAACTAAGACTTCCTGACGGGTAGACTCAGCGCAAACAATAAATGAACCAATATTTAGACGGTATTCACCAGACTGATTAGTAGCTGCTGGTACCCACTGATAGGGGTTTTCTTGGTCAGACCAGCGAACTAATAGTGGGTCAAAGTCAGTGTCTGGGTCGGTTGGGTCATATGGGTTGGAGCCAAAGGCAATAGCAAAACGCTGAATAACACCCGCTAGAATTTGATTAGTTTGATTGGGTACAAAAGTACCGTCAAACCCTTTGTTGGTTGATACATCATTTAGTAATTCAGCACGAGCGCCCAAGCCATCAGCAGCAGTCCAATAGTAAATACCGCCCCCACGAGGCGCAATCATCAGGTCTTCACCAAAGTTATCGTTTGACCAAAGTCTTAATTGAGTAGTTAACCCATCTTCAGCCGCAGAACCCCAGCCACGCAACGGTATAACAGGGGTAGAAACTGTAACAACTCCGCCAGTAGGCCCAGTGGCTGTGGTGGTGTAGGTTGTGCCGCCAATGACGGTTGAGAATGTGTAGGCGTTAACGTTAACTACAGTAACTGGAAAAGCCTTAATAAACGGAGCCGCTGCAAGACCGCAGACGTTGCCAGCGATTGAATTAAAGTACACATAGCTACCGTTAGATAGACCATGCGCTGTCTGGGCCACAGTTACGGTTGTGGTGCTAATATTTGATGTAAACGGATTAGTTAACACGGTCGTAATATAAGAAGGCCAAGCACCAGCGCCCCAGCCAGTACCGTCAACTGCAATTGTCAAACCAGTATTAATCTGAAAAGCGGCATTGATGGTATTGCCCCCACCCGTGGCGGTCGCATTAGCTGTGGTGTCTACGTTAAATGTAAAGAAGTCTTCTGAAGCAAAAGTAATCTGGTGCTCCATATTAAGAAAGACTGCATCCACACCACCAACGGCGTTTGCGCCACTAAAGGTTACAAAATCGTTTGTCACAGCACCGTGGTTCTGGATTGTGCAGGTAATGACGTTTGAGGTGTTAGTGGTTGAAAAGCAGTTATCTGTATCTGGGCTAGTGTAAGTTACACGAATTGGGGTTACATCAAAGTATTTACCGCCGTTCTCAATGTAGTACTTGAGGTTTGTGCCAACACCTAGTAAGTTTTGACCAGCCAGCGTAACCCAGTTCCACATGGAGCGAGCAATCCCAAGGAACGTAAAATTAGATAAACGAATCCAGCCACCAAGTTTCTCAGGAAAGCCAGAGCGAAACCGAACTTTATCGCAAGCATACCAACCACCTTCGTTAGAATAGTCAGTACCCTCTCGGTTTATTCCTGGTCGAAACTGTAATTTTTGTAATGGCATACTGGTTTACCCTAAGATAAAAATAAGGCACGTTCATCGTTTCTACGAGTTACCAAGCCTTTTAGCACTTTACCGCCAGCCAACGTATATTTCAAGAACTCTTCCGCAGCCCCTTCCATATCGCCACGAATAACCTTCTGACGGAGGGTTGAGCGCTGTAATGTTCCAAGCCCAACGTTAAAGCTAAAGCTAACAAGAGCATCGAACTGACCTTGAGTGAGCTTGACGGGACAGTAGCGTTCAACACCTCGTTCAAAGCGGTTAAGATCATCCCTAAGTATTCCATCGACTTCCTCCATAGAGAATGTGCGGTTGTCTCGTTCTTCTAGTGGGTAGGCATCCCGCTCATCTATTTTTAAAGCGCCTTGCCGTGGGTAGAGTACATGCCCGACACCGATCGTCCACAATTTAGCGGGACAGCGATAGGGACGCTGGCGAACACCTTCGTGATGTTTAATCATCTTAATGGCTTTATCGCTGACGTTCATTTCTTAGAAAATGCCTGAGTCCCGAACCAAAACGCAATAATAGATGCCAGAATCTGCATCTCGTCACTATCAAAGATCAGCGTAATTGACTCGGCAAAAGCCGCACCAGACTGCCAT